GGACCCCTGTCACAAACATGCATCTTAACATGATTGCTGACACAGACTATGTAATAACAACTTGGGCAAGCATTAACGATACGCCCGATAAGATCACAGGAACATTTGATTACAAAAAATTAAAACCGGCACAACCTTATCCAAGTTGGACTAAAGACATACCTAATGCTAAATGGCAATCTCCACTTGGACTAAGACCTTCATTAACTGAAGAACAAGAATCACAAAACCAAGCTAATACTCATGGATGGGTATATGAATGGGACGAAGATGCTTATCAAGCAGATAACTCAACTGGTTGGGTATTGACTAATACTAGAGCGTAATATATATACCTTTTAAAAAGGTATGGAAAAGAAAGTATTATCAGAACAAGCAATAATTTATGGCGATGTTGCAATGCCTAAAGGTTGGGACATTGATAGATTTGATTTAGCTAAATCTACTTTTGAATCTCTAAACCTAAATGAAAAATTTAAATTTTCTAAAACATGGGATTCTTTAAATAAATATATTATAGAACACGTACATCTTGATTATTACATAAAATTAGTAAATAAAAACACATGGGGAAATATTTATATACCCAATGAAAAAACTGAACCTCTATTAAATATTGATCCTGTAGATTTAAGAAATTCACCTGACTATACATGTTTATATGGTGTTAACACTTCAGATTGCATGGTTAGAATTTATTATGATGATAATAGAAGAAAAGGAAGAAGTTGGGACATAGAACTTAAAACTAATATGTTTATATTGTTCCCATCTACAAACATGTATTATATTAATAATACTCAGAAAGGATCATTGAACTTTGTTCAAACTATAACTTATGAATTTATCTAATTATTATTGGTATTTTAAATCTGCAATACCTCCAAAAATTTGTGATGATATTATAAATTATGGTCTTTCAAAAACAGAAGTAATGGCTAAAACAGGTAAATATGGTGACGGAGAAATGACAAAAGATGATATTAGAGATTTGAAAAGTAAAAGAAATTCAGACATAGTATGGTTATCCGAACCATGGATATATAAAGAATTACATCCATTTATAATAGCTGCAAATAGAAATGCAGGTTGGAATTTTGAATGGGATAGAAGTGAAGCATGTCAATTTACAAAATATAAACTTAATCAATATTATGATTGGCATTGCGATTCATGGAATAAACCTTATGAAAAAAAAGGACCAGAAAATGGTAAAATTCGAAAGCTATCAATGACTTGTCAACTTACTGATGGTTCAGAATATGAAGGTGGGGAACTAGAATTTGATTTTAGAGATTATGAGCCTCATCAAAGGGAAGAAACCAAACATTTAAGGCAGGCAAAAGAAATACTTCCAAAAGGATCTATTATTGTGTTTCCTTCATTTGTATGGCATAGAGTTAAACCAGTAACGAAAGGAGTGAGGTATTCTTTGGTCATGTGGAACCTTGGATATCCGTATAGATAAAATGCAAGTACATGAATATTTTAAAACACCGATATGGGTTGATTATAAACCTGAATTTTTAAAGTCTGCTAATAAAGCTTCTAATAAATATATTAATGAATCTAGAAAAAGAGAAAAGGAATATATTAAAAAATATGGTGACTTTGGTAGAAGCTATCATTCTACTCCTCTTACATTAGATAATAATTTTTTAGATTTAAGAAATTATATAGGACAAAAATCCTGGGAGTTTTTAGATTGGCAAGGTTTTGATATGTCTTTATACCAAACTTTTTTTTCTGAGATGTGGGTGCAAGAGTTTTCAAAAAAAGGTGGTGGACATCATTCAGCTCATGTGCATTGGAATCAACATGTGTCTGGTTTTTATTTTTTAAAATGTTCTGATAAAACATCTTATCCAATTTTTCATGAACCAAGAGCTGGAGCCCGTGCTACAAAACTACAGACAAAACCTGGTGAAACTATTTATCATGGAACTGAATTAGTGCATTACAAATGTAAACCAGGAACACTTATATTATTTCCAGGGTATTTAGAACATGAATTTGTAGTTGACCACGGTAAAGAACCTTTTCGATTTATACATACAAACATTCAAGCTATACCTAAAGGCATGGCAAAAGATGTTTAAACATTCTTTTAATTACACGATAATTGAAGATTATGTTGAAGTAGATACTAATACAAAAAATCAAATTAAAAAAATAAAATTAAATAAAGATAAAATAAGACCGGAAATGAATTTCACATCATTTCATGAAAACAATAAAGATTTAAATAAATTAATAAATAGTAAACTAGATAAAATATTTAAAAATTTAAATTTAACTTTACAGCATTGTTGGGTTCAACAGTATATAAAAAACAGTTATCATAGTATTCATACACATGATCCAAGAGGTAAATCTTTTGTATGGTTTATAGAAGGTAGTAAAAATTCATCTCCCATATGTTTTTATGATGTGGGTTATCCTGCGGTAGATGTAAATAAGAATATTGTTTTTGATTTTAGTCCAGGTAAATTAATAATATTTCCAGGATTTATCCCTCACGAAGTTAGACCAAATAAAAGTAATAATAGATTAGTAGTAAGTGGAAATGTTATTTAAAAAATTGCAGATTGAAAAAAAAACAATAGATCAAATAAAATCTATTTTAAGTAAACATAAATTTAAAGATGTTAGTTATAATAAATGCACTAAAAATGGTTTTCAAACTGACAATATACTTGATTTATTTAGCAAAAATATCTTAAAGAAAATACTTCCAATAGATAATTTTTATGAAAAAATATTTTGGATACATTATATTAAATATAATAAAAACGGATATCAAACAGAACATAATCACAGTGAAACAGAAAAATATTCTTTTATTTTATACTTAAATAATTCCGATGGTGATACTATTTTTAAAGAACCTATAAATAAAAGAGTAATTCCAGAATTAGGAAAGTTGATTTTTTTTAATTCTAGTGTATTACATAGAGCAGAAATGTCTAATAAAGGAAAAGAAATATTAGTAGGAGCGGTAGATAAAAATGTCAATTAAAATAAAAGATAATTTTTTACCTAAAAAATTTAACGAAGAAATATTTAATATTTTAACAGGTGATGCATTCCCATGGTATTATAATGCATATGTGACTAGAGGTTATGAAAAAGATCAAAACATGTATTTTACACATGTGGTATATCATGATGGTAAAATTAATAGTACTATTTATGAAAAACTAGTGACACCATTTATTAAAAAATTAAAAATTAAAAAATTAATTAGAGTTAAATTAAATTTATATACTCCTAATAAAAAAATAATAACACACAAGTGGCACGCAGATTTTCCATTTAAACATAAAACAGCATTATACTATTTGAACACTAATAATGGATACACATCTTTTAAAGATCCAAATAAAAAAGTTTCCTCTGTTGCAAATAGATGTGCAATATTTGATGGGCACCATGTACATAAGAGTTCAAATTGTACAGATCAAAAATGTAGAATAACTTTAAATGTAAACTATGAATAAATTTAAAAAAAATAAATATACAATTATTAAAAAAGCTATTGATAAAGATTTAGCTGAGTTTGTTGCAAATTATTTTAGAATGAAAAAACAAGTTTTAGATACTTGTCGTCAGTCACGATATATTTCTCCATACGAAACTTTACTTGGTTTCTATGAAGCTAAAGATGGACAGATCCCACATACCTATTCTTGTTATTCTGATATTGCAATGGAAACTTTATTATTAAAGTGTCAGCCCGTTATGGAAAAAGAAACAGGTTTAAAACTATATCCTTCTTATTCTTATGCAAGAATTTATAAAAAAGGAGATGAATTAAAAAGACATAAGGATAGATTTAGTTGTGAAATATCTACTACAATGAATTTAGGTGGTGATGACTGGCCTATATATTTAAGTCCTAATGAAAACGTTGGATTACCTAATGGAAAAAATATTACTGTAGCCAGTAATGCTAAAGGTATTAAAGTTAATTTAAAGCCAGGAGATATGTTAGTTTATAGAGGGTGTGAATTAGAACACTGGAGAGAAAAATTTAAAGGCACGGAATGTATACAAGTATTTTTACATTACAATAATCAAAAAACACCAGGTGCAAAAGAAAACATATTTGATAAACGAAAACATTTAGGTTTACCTGATTGGTTTAAAAATATTTAGTTTGTGAAAATACACAAAATAAAAATTACCGATACTATGAGTATATTTGAAGACAATTTACTTAAGTTGTCAAAATTTAAAAATTTAAATGAAAGATTAAAAAAAGACACATTAAAAGCTGGAGATGTTCAAAACCATTTAACAAATGTTAAAGCTTCAATGACAGATTGGCAAATGGTAAAAAACTGTAAATCTTATCAGAAGCTGTTAAAAATTGTAATATCAAAACTACCTTTTTATACTGATATAAGAATAATTAATTCACAATATGTAGATTTTTCATGTGATAATATGTGGGGAGCTGTTTATGATAAAGGACATTTCACACAAAGTCACAATCATCCATCTGTTTTTTCATTTACTTATTATGCAAAAGCAGAGAAAAAATGTGCTCCATTAATATTTACAAAACCTGGATATAAAAAACTGCAGCCAAAAACAGGCGACTTATATATTTGGAAAAGCAGTTACTTTCATGAGGTACCATCTCATACAAGTAATACTCAAAGAATCGTAATTGCTGGCAATTTAAGTTATTATTTTGGAAAACCTGTAAAAATTTTATGATAGACTTTAATCTACCTATTTTAGTAAATAATTTTAAACAACATAAAAAATTAAAAAATAAGTTATTAAATATTATTAATAAACAAAAAGCAGATACATTAGAACAAAAAGATTCTTACTATACTGATAGTATATCTAGATTAGATTGGAATAATAAATCTAATTCAGATAGAGAATGGGTACAGTTTCTTGCACCACATTTAGTAAAACACTTTGAAAAAGAAGTTAAACAACTAGGTTTAAAAGAAATACAATTACTTGATATATGGTTTCAACAATATTTTAAAGGAGATACTCACGGTTGGCATGTTCATGGACATAATTTCACTGGTGTTTATTATTTAGAACTAAATGATAATTCTCCTAGAACTCAAATTATAGAACCTTTATCTTTAAGACTAATTAATATAGATGCAGAAGAAGGAGATGTTATAATCTTTCCTAGTATTTATATACATAGAGCTCCTATAATAAAATCGGATGAAAGAAAAACAATTATTTCATTTAACTTTAACTGTGCATTTGTAGATGATAAATTTTTACAAAAAATTAAAAAAAGTTAAAAAAGCTACAACCACACAAAAGAAAAAAGAGTTGTGGGATGTAGAAGGTATACTCCATAATCAACCATTTAAATTTGATTTAAGACCTATTAAAGATAATGGTAAAGTAGGAAGCTTTAAAAGTAAGGCAGATAAAATGGTATTTGATATGAAAGATGAATGGATTATTGTTGATATAGAAGAATTACATCAATATTTGAAAGAAAATAAACTAAAAGAAGTTGATTTACAAAGTTTGATATCCAAGTTAGATTGGAATATAATACTACCAAAATAATAAAAAGCATATATAATGAGGTGCTATGCTTCAAAAACTACAGTTTAAACCAGGTTTTAATAAACAAATAACACAATCAGGGGCTGAGTCTCAGTGGACTGATGGTGATTTTGTTAGATTTCGATATGGACTTCCAGAAAAAATAGGTGGTTGGCAACAACTAACTATTG